AGAAGATATGGCAGTAGAAGTCTTGCCTAAGTTTGATCCAAAGGCTGAACATCCAGAAGATACAGTATTAGTAAGAATGACAAGAGCTAACTTTAGATATGATATTATGGGATTTACGTTCACAAAAGAGCACCCATTTGTAGCAATGAACAAGGAAGACGCTCAGAAAATTTTTGACAAGGAGGAAGGGTTTAGATTAGCAACTCCAAAGGAAGTTCAGGAGTATTACAACTAACTAAACCTACACTATGGAAATTTATGTAGGATCAACTAACCCAGTAAAGCACAAAGTGTTTTGGAGGGGCGAACCAACGGACGCAGACTCCAATCCAACAGTCACAATTTATGACATTACAAATGATCCAGAAACAAACATAAATCCAAATACCGCATTGTATTCAAATTTGGCTACTGAAAAAGCAGAAACCGATATTGGTGTTTATAATTTAAACCTGCCAGTAAATGCAACATTTAAAGCTAGAGACTTAAGAGTTGTATGGTCTTATGCTGTTCAGGGTATTTCTCAGTCTAAAGAGCATAAGCTATTTGTAGTTGTTCCATACGTAGACCTTGCCCAAGCTTCTGATAATTTAGGTGTTGGGAATGACCCATCAGATCCAAATTATAAAACATTTAATGAGATATCTTCAGCTGAAAGGTATGCTCGTAAGGTAATAGAAAATTACACAGGACAAAAATTTTACACATATTCAGAAACATGTTCTGTGTATGGCGTAGATTCAGATTCCCTTATTCTGCCTTCTAAAATAGAATCACTATACAAGCTATATTCAAATGATATATTATTAGAAGATAATATAAATAATATTGATAACTGGAACTACCAAGTAGACATTACCGAAAGCGGGTTTGCTTTGCGTATAAACAGAGCTAACATGCTAGACAATACAGTATATACGGCAAACGGTATGGTTCCACCAACAATTCATGACTACTCTGGTGTTTTTAAAAGAGGAGTAAGATACACAGTCTTTGGAAAATTTGGTTGGTCCGAAGTTCCAGACGAAGTAGATCTAGCAACAATAGAATTAATGAAAGATTATTTTTCTAAAGATAATCTATGGAGAAACAAGTATATCAATAAGATCTCAACATTTGACTGGGATTTTGAATACGGAAGTGGGTCAACTTCAGGAACTGGAAATCTGTTTGCAGATCAATTGCTATCAGACTACGTAGTTTCTAAAGTTATACTTATCTAATGAACGGAATTATAGATTCAGTCCTGTCTATGAATTTGGATGTTTATAAGCAGTTTGAAATTCAAGATCCAGATACAGGTGCAATTGTTAGAGAGTGGAACTATTATAGAACCGTCCCATGTCACGTAAAGGGAGTTATTAGCAATTCTGCTACTACTCGATCTAGCGACAAACAGTTGTTTTCAAACAAGTATGTAAACGATCAAATCGTTCAGGTAAGAACAATAGAGCGATTGACCATTAGAGAAAAAGTTACAAACATAAGGGATTCCCAAGGAAACACTATTTGGACCGAAATTAATTACCCTAACGATACACCAACAGTATTTGAGGTAATGGGTACCACTCCAGTCACCGATCCTTTTGGTAGAGTGATAGGATATAACTCATCAATGAAGAGATCGGAGAACCAGCAAATTGGACAATAGCGCACTACTGGTTCAGGCTTCAAGCGGACTCGAAAGAATGATGTACGCAAATCAAAACGGTCCATTGAAAGATAGCACAGTTGCTCAGATATCAGCTTACGTATATTATGAGGCAGCAGTAATATCTAAGCTTACAACAAATGCTAGATTCAAAGCAGCCTTTACAAAGATTATGTTTGATCAGATAGATACAGATTTTGGTAACTATATTGATGCATTAGCAAGATCAAAGCCAAAGTCTCTGCACCATGTTTATGAATGGAAAAAGGCAGGAAATAAATCTTCAAGACTTTTTAAGCTTAATAGAATTTCAGAAGACGGACTCTCATTTAAGATAAACTATTCCCTGCTTCCTTCAAAGTCTATGGTACCTACAACAGATGGAAAGAGAAGACATGTATTTGCAAATAAAGCGTCGATTATGGAAGAGGGCAAGCCTTTGGTAATTAGACCAAAAAATTCAGATAGGCTTGTTTTTAAAGTTGACGGAGAAACAGTATTTATGCCAAAGGGGAAATCAGTTACAGTAAAGAGACCTGGTGGGTCAGCTGCAACAAATCAATTTAATTTAGCACACTCAAGATTTTTTAGTGGAAGACTAGTAAACGAATCAATTAAGAGATCTGGTTTTCAAAAGATATTTAACTCAAGCCTAACCAAGGCATTAAAAGTTCCTTCTGATATTAAAAAGGTTCAGTATTCATTTTCTCCAAATACTATTAAGTCCCAAGCTGACGCAGCTTTGTCAGCGGCATTCGGAGGTGCAATGTGACAGCTAACTATAAGCTAGATGCAATGCTTGAGCTTAGAAAGTATCTATGGAAAGAGCTGTACACAAGAGGAATCTTTGATGAAGATGATTATTGGTCAGATAATTTAAATGAAAATATAATTCCAATTATTCCAATCCAGCAGTCTGCCGAGATGAATCAATTCTTGAGCGGTAAAAAGCATATAGTCTATGATAAGGTAGGAATGTCATATGAGGATAACTGGCTAATATGCTGTGAGCAAATTATGTTTACCTTATATTCAACTTCAGTATCAGATATAAATGAGATCAGAAACTACATGACTGATGAGTTTAGAAGAATGGATGAGTCTGCCAGAGATATAAATCAATGGACTGGGCTTTCAGATAAGTTTAAGTTCCATACAATTTGGGTTGCTGATATCTCTCCTACAGCCCCATCAGAAGAGCTTCAAGGGTTTTTCTCTGCTGAGGTCATCTTAGAAATAAAATATTCAAGAATTACAGATGGTCAAGGCAGGTTCCTCTAAGGTTTGCCTTTTTACCCTTAATGGTTTAGAATTGTACCAAGAGGGAAGAGGCCTAGCCAGCCAGATTTAAATTTGATTTTACAACTTAATAACCAAAGAATTCCAGGAGGTGGAAACACAATATGGCACAAAATACAGGTAATGCTAGAAACATTCTCGTAGGTGCGTCTCCGTTGTTTATTTCGAATATCGATTCAACAACATCAGGATATGCAACATACGAGAACTCAGAACCAGGTACAACAGCAGCTGGTGCATTTGTAAATGGAACATCATATACAGATACACTCAATGCAACAGATTCTGGTACTTTCTATTACAGAAACGTAGGTTTTACAAACAACGGTTTGCAAATTACTTACAACCCAACATATGATTCAGTAACAGTGGATCAGCTTCTTGATACAGCTAAGCTGTTCAAGTCTGCTATGGAGGTCATGATCGCAACTGAAATGTCAGAAGGTACACTAGAGAACGTTCTAGTAGTATTCGGACAGCCAGACGATCCAGCAAATAACACTGCAATTACTCAGGATAATACAATTATCAAGAGCGGAGCAGGAAACGCACACAAGACTACATTAGGTCTTGCAGCAGGTGCTCTTGGTATTGCACCAACAGAGCGTCAGCTAATTGCAGTTGGTCAGGCACCAACAAGACTAGCTTCAGGAGTATCTCTCGCAGATGCTAACGTAGCGAAGTCAGAGCGTGTATATTATGGACGCCGTGTGCTTTCAGTACAGCAATCAGCTTTCACACTAGCACGTTCAGCCCCAACTACATTCCCAGTAACATTCCGTCTTCTTCCAACCGCTACAAGCGGATACGAAGGACAAGAGTACGGTAAGATTATTGACCGTGTACTAACAGCATAATAATTTATTAATTATTCTACAGGGCCCCCAAGAAATTGGGGGCTTTTGTGGTTGTATTAGTATATTTCTTTTAGTATAATGAATATGACTAGATCCTAGGAGGATTAAATTGGCAACAACAGTATATGACGTAGAAGAGGTTCAGCTACAAAACGGGCAGACCGTAAAGCTAAAACCACTATCAATTAAAGAGCTTCGTAAGTTCATGATAGCAATCAAGAAAACAGCAGAATCTCAAACAGAAGATGACACTCTAAATATCCTAATTGATGCATGTGCAATCGCACTAGAAAAGCAGCTACCAGAATTAGTAGCGGACAGAGAAGCATTTGAAGATGCTATCGATGTGCCAACAATGAATCGCATTCTTGAAGTTTGCGGAGGAATTAAACTTGACGACCCAAACCTACTAGCGGCAGCGGTTCTGGCTGGTCAGAACTAGATTTAGCCGCTTTAGAAGGAG